CGAGGCCGAGTATCAGAACGAACCGAAGGACTTCGCCCTATCCGACCTGTCCGAGCTTTCGCCGGCGGAGGTCGCACGCAAGGTCAACGGAATCCCGCACGGAGTTGTGCCGTTGCAGGCCACGAAACTAACCGTCGGCATCGACGTTCAAAAGAGCGTCCTGTTCTACGCGGTCGTGGCATGGGAGGAGGATTTTACGGGCTACGTCGTGGACTACGGAGCGTGGCCGGCGCAGTCGCGGCGGACGTTCTTGATCCACCAGATCAACCCGACGCTGGCCCAGATGTTTCCCGATCGGCCTGATCTCGAGGGGCAAATTCAAGCCGGTCTCGAGTCTCTGGTCAATCGGCTCGTGGGCCGTGAGTGGGCTCGAGAGGGCGACGGCGTTGGGTACGCAAAGGTGTCTCGCTGCCTGATCGACGGCAACTGGCCCGACGTGATGGACGTGGTGTATCAGTTCTGCCGACGTTCGCAGCACTCGGCCGTGTTGATGCCGAGCCGCGGAGCGTTCTACGGCGCCAGGACACGGAAGGGGATCACCGACCACCAGAAGCGACCAGGCGAGCGGCTTGGGCACGAGTGGGTGATACCGGTTGCCACCCGGAGGGAGACGACGCACGTCCGCTGGGACACGAACGCCTGGAAAACGATCCTGCACTCTCGGCTCACTGTCCCGGTCGGGTCTCGGACATCGCTGTCGCTGTTCGGGTCGGCTCCCGAGGATCACCAGATGCTCGCCGACCATCTGTGTGCCGAACGCCGCATGGAGGTCAGAGGACCAGAGAAAACCGTCATGGAATGGACGCAATCGGCTCAGCGGGAAAACCACCTGCTCGATTGCGTGCTGATGGCGGCCGTGGCAGCGTCTGTCGAGGGGGTGCGTTTGAAGGATTCACACGCGGACACCCGGAAGGTAATCAAGCCGCGTTTGACGCTCTCGCAGATGAAGGCAGCCGCCGAGCGTCGATAGGGAGCAATCCATTGGAAGAAGATCAACCTCGCAAGACGCTGGGCGAACTCGCTGCCGAAGCTGAGCAGGCACAGGGCGGCATCACCTGCCCGAAATGCGGCTGTCGGCACGTTTGGAAGGTGCGGGACACGGACCGCGTCGAGGGGTCGATTCGTCGCTATCGCGTCTGTCGAAACTGCCAGCATGTCGTCCGGACGATCGAGAAGCCAGGGTAAGCAATCCTACCGATAGGTACACTTGCTGAAATAGTTTCACCTATGCCCATATCGGCCTTTCCAAGAATGAATCACTAGCGCAGAATGAGGGAGAACACAAAACGGGCGGCGCGACTTCTCGCGCCGGCTTCTGATTGGCCGAAGCGGGAGTAGCTACCCGCGAGAGGCTTACACTTCGCAGCCATGTAAGGGGCAGCGTGAGAAATCACGCCGCCCCTTTTCATTTTCCACATGGCGCAAAGATCATGGCAAACGTAGTCACCGAAGCGGCCAAGCCAGCGATGGCATCGACCGACGCAGGGACCGTCAAAGCCGTTTCCATCGCCGAGAAAATCGACGCTGAACGATTCGAGGCCGAGCGCACGACCAAGGGCACGTCCAGCAGCGTCTGGGCCGGCGCCCGCATGAATCGCGCCGTACCTCCGAGCACTCTTGGCAAGGCGGTGCAAGAGTGATTCAGTGGCTGCGGAACCTGTTCGGCGGAAGCAGCCGCGCCAAGCAATGGGCGCAGGTCGAACGCGGAATCCGCGCACGCTACGACGCAGCGCAGACCACGGACGAGAACAAGAATCACTGGTCCAATGTCGATTACCTTTCGGCCGTCTCGGCAAATGACGCTGGAGTTCGGCAGAAACTCAAGGCCCGCGCCGGCTACGAAATCTCCAACAACTGCTGGGCTCGCGGGATCGTCAATCGCCGGGTGACGTACCTGATTGGTCGAGGCCCCCGCCTGCAATGCAAATTCGATCGTCCCGAGGATAACGCACAGCTTCAATCGGCGTGGGCTGACTGGTGCGCGGCGACCGGATTTTTCGAGACGATTCGCACGATGGCGCTGGCCAAGGGTGGTCGGTGCGGCGAGGCGTTTGCTTCGTTCAGGTACAATCCAGCCGTATCGAATCCGGTCAAGCTGTACGTCCACTGCTTTGAATCCGATCAGTGTGCGACCCCAAACACGAGCATTCTCGGCGACGCGCAGGGAGCCGGAGACGTGACGGCTGTTGTCGGCCTGACCGGGCTGCTTGTCGTTGATGGCGTTGAGTTGGATCAGTTCGGCAACCCAAGTTTCTACCACATCCTCAAATACCACCCCGGAACGATTCACCTGATGGGGGCCGCGCAGGGATTCGAGCGCGTTCCCGCTCGCGCCATCCTGCACTGGTTCCGTAAGGATCGGCCAAACCAAGTACGTGGAATTCCCGAGGTGACACCGGGGCTTGATCTTTTCGGCCAGCTTCGGCGGTACACGATGGCAACGTTGATGGCCGCCGAAATCGCGGCGTCTTACGCGCTGTTCATCAAGACGACAGGGGCGGCAGAGAACGTCGACCCGGTTGCGGCGATGTCCACGGAGGGCATCCACCGCGGCATCATGACCGCAACCCCGATGGGATGGGACGTTCAGCAACTCAAGGCCGAGCAGCCGACGACGACGTTTGACGCTTTCGAACATGCCCTGCTGGTGCAGCTTTGCAGCGTGCTCGATATCCCGTTCGGCATCGCGATCGGCGATTTCTCCGGCAGCAGTTACGCGGGCGGCCGGCTCGATACGCAGGGCTTCTTCAAGACGATTCAGGTCGAGCGCATGCAATGCGTCGACAAGGTCGTTGAGCCAGTTTTCAACGAGTGGCTGCTTGAAGCGTCCCGCGTTCCTGGCCTGCTTCCCGAGGCCGCGCGAAGCCAACCATTTACCACCGACCGCCGCCTCTCCTCCAGCGTCCCGCACGTCTGGCGCTGGGACAGCCTGCCACACATCGACATCAAGAAGGAAATCGATGCGTACCAGGTCGCGGTACAGAACAATTTTTGCACGCAATCCTACGTTTCGATGGAAGTTTTCGGCCAGGACGGCACCGACGTGATTTATGAACGCGGTCGCGAGGTCGCGCTGCAGCAAGAGCACGGCGTTACCGTCGTGATTCCCGGCGCTCCTCCTCCGGCGACTGACACGCCAACCGATCCGCCAACCGTGGAGGTCGCCAACAAATGACCAAGCCATTGACCATCTGCGCGAGCGGGGACGATTTCGCAATCGAGGCCGCGGCCGACACCGGGGCCGACGGCAACAAGGGGCCGCGCAAGTTTTCGATGACGGCCTACACCGGCGCGCCGATGCGCCTGCCTGGCTGGTCCTATCCCGTCGTTGCGTCGATCATGCCGAGCGACAACGGAGACGGCATCCGCACGCCGCGGCAAAGCGTCCCGATCGACCAGAATCACGACGGCGAACGGCTGGTCGGGCACACCACCGCGATCGACAAGAGCATGCAGCGCGTCTACGCGAACGGCATCATCAGCGGCCAGCACGATAGCGCCATGACGCCGAGTGCAATCGCTGCTCGCGAGGTCATTCACCTGGCTGCCAACGGCTTTCCGTGGCAAGCCTCAATTCTCGCTGACCCTTCTCCCGGCAAGGTGAAATTTGTCGACCGCGGCGAAACCGCCAAGGTCAACGGCCGCGTCGTTGCCGGCCCGGCCTACGTGGTCTGGGAGAGCACGCTTCGAGCAATTTCTTTCGTGCCCAACGGAGCAGACGGAAACACAACCGCCGCTGTTGCGGCTTCAATTGGGGGATCGATCGTGAACGAAAATTGGATCATCGCGCAGGGGTTCGATCCGAAGACCCTGACCGACGCGCAACGGGCATTCCTGCAGGCGGCTTATGACCGCGAGCACGCACCGAAGCCGGCACCCGTCCCGACTCCGCCGGCCGTGACTCCTCCGGCGCCCGACCCGGTGGCCGACATCCGCGCCAGCGTCGCGCGGGAATCGGAGCGCATCGGGGCAATCCGCCGAATCTGTGCGGCCTACTCCGATCTCGAAATCGAGGTCCCCGACGAGGTTCGGCCCGGGCAAACCCGCAAGACCGGCATCGAGGCTCACGCCATCGCGGCTGGCTGGAACACCGACCAGACCGAGCTGGCCGTACTGCGGGCACGCCGGCCAACGGTTCCGAACGGGATCGGCTACGTTGCCACCCGCCCGGAAGTGAACGGGCAGGTCATCGAAGCTGCCATGTGCCGGGTTCTTGGGCAGGACGTGCAGAAGGCGTACCGTCCCGAAGTGCTTGATGCCGCCGACCGGAATTTCCGGGACGTCGGTCTGCAACAAGTCATTCTCATGGCCGCCGCAGCGAACGGCTATCAGCAAAACATCGGATCGAAAATCACGCCGGGAAATCTGCGTGAGGTCCTGCAGCATGCGTTCATGCCGGCGATTCGCGCTGCGTCCACGCTGAGCTTGCCCGGCATCCTGGGCAACGTCGCCAACAAGCAGCTCGTGGCCGGCTACATGGAGGAGGACGACACTTGGCGGGAAATCTCCCGAGTCGTGTCGGCGTCCACGTTCCACGACCGCACGTTCTACCGGCTCCTCGACAACATGGAGTACGAGGAATTGGGGCCGAATGGCGAAATCAAGCACGGCAGCGTCAGCAGCGAGAGCTATACCGCGAGCCTTAAAACGTTCGCGAAAATGTTCGCGCTTGATCGCCGTTCGATCATCAACGACGACATGGGGGCATTCGACGATTTGCGAACGAAGCTCGGTCGCGGCGGCAAGAAGAAGTTCAACAACTTGTTCTGGTCGCAGATGCTCGCCGACCATTCGACGTTTTTCACGAGCGCCCGTGGCAACTACATCACCGGCAGCACAACGACGTTGCTGACCGACGGCGTGGGCCTGGGTCTCGCCGTCAAGGCGTTCCGAACGATGAAGTCCCCGAGCGCCGACGGGGCAAAGCGTGTCAACGCTCGCCCGTCGATCCTGCTCGTTCCGCCGGAACTGGAAGTGGCCGCCGACAAGCTGTTCATGGGCGAAAAGCTGAATGTCGGCAGCGCCGGCGGCGGTGACGAGAACATTTACCGCAACAAATACCGCGTTGTTCCCAACGCCTGGCTGAGCGATTCGGCGTTCACCGGCTACAGCACGACGGCTTGGTACTTGTTCCGCGCCAACAACGACATGCCCATGATGATCGTGTCGTTTTTGAACGGCAACCAGTTCCCGACCGTGGAAAGCGCCGACGCCGATTTCGATCAACTCGGCATCCAGTTCCGCGGCTACCACGACTTCTACGCGAATCAGGCCGAATACCTATGCGGCGTCAAGAGCAAGGGCGCGGCGTAACAACCGATTCACGCGCCGCCCTGACACCGGGGCGGCCTGTCCGATCCATCACGCACACCAGGCACAAGGGGAGTTTTACTCATGGCTCAAACCCAAACCCCGACGTCGCGAGTTGTCGATGAAGGGGAATACATCCCGTATAAGCCGGTTTCGGCGGTCTACGGCGGTGATATCGTTGTTGTCGGCACGATTCCGCTCCTGGCCGAACTGGACATTGCGGCCGGCGAACTCGGCAATCTCGCTTGCGAGGGCATCTGGAAAATGCCCAAGGATTCGAGTTCCTTCACGGCCGGAGACGCTGTGTATTGGGACGCCGACGGCAATCCGGTCACCGGCACGGCTGGCACCGGCGCCGCGTCGAGCACGGCAACCGGCAACAACCTGATGGGATTCGTCACCGCCGACGCCGCGACGGGTGACAGTTACGTCTATGTGAAAGCAACCGTCGCCAAGCGAACCGCAACCATCGCCGGCAGCGTGACCGCCGACGATATCACCGGGTCCGATTCCGCGCTGGGCATCGCCGGTCAGTCGGCTGCACAGGGCGGCACGGTTTCCGTCACCGGTGGAACCAGCTCGACTGGCGGCAACGCTGGCGGTGCGGTTTCGCTCGTCGGTGGCACGCCTGGAGCAACTGGCGTCGGTGGCGCGGCCAGCGTCACTGGTGGAGCAGGTGGCGCCACTTCCGGCACCGGTGGCGCGGTCTCCATCGCTGGCGGTGCGGGCACCAACGGCAACGCCAACGGTGGCGCGGTCTCCGTCCTTGGCGGCAACGCCAACGGCAGCGGAACCGACGGCACGTTGAGCTTGGGTACGTCGAACACCTCGGCCGTCAACGTCGCTGCCGCAAGCATTCCGACGTCGATTGCTGGGCCGATCAACGAGGGCATCGGTGCTTCCACCGCAGCCGCAGGAAGCACGTATGCCGACGCCGGTGCGCTCCCGGCTGGCACCGCGAGCGTCTACCCGACGACGGCAGCGGACGACACCAAGGGAGTCATTATCGACGTGGCCGACAAGGTGACCGGGCGCCGGCTGTTCATCGGCAACGGCGTGAGCAACAAGATCCTCAAGGTTTACGCGCCATCGGGCGGGACGATCAACGGGGCCTCGGCCAACGTTGCGTTTTCCTCGGCTTCCGGCAAGGGCGTGACGATCATCTGTCTTTCGAGCGGCAGCAACACCTGGCTCGCGTTCTGATCGGGGGGCTGGGATGACCATGCTTTCCGACGCGCTGGCGTGGCTCAACGGGCAACTCGCGAGCAACGCCAGCGCGACAGTTACTTACCACCGTGGCGCCGAAAGCGTCTCGGTGGATGCCGTAGTCCAGCGACCAGCAATCCCGGCAAGTAACGCCGGTGGGGCGCCGGTCGATCCAGCCAAGGCCGAGCGCGATTTCAACGTTGTGCTGGCTGATCTCGAGGACGTGCTCGGGACGACATGGCCGGCCGTTGGCGACTACTTCGTCGAGACGGTGGACGGCTACCCAAGAATCTTCAAGGTGACGCCGCCGGCTGCTGGCGGGCCCTGGTGGGAATGGCAGGACGGCTACCGCGGATCCGGCTGCCGAATCGTCATCCATACCAAGCAGACCGGCTCCGTTGTTGGCTCCGGCTCGCTGACGTTTGGGGCTGCGACAATCGAGGCCGTGACGCACCTGGCTTACCCGGGGTAACGCATGCCGACCAGCACAGGCGCATTGTCGATTTCTGCCCTGGCGATTTCCGGGGCTGGTACGCGGACCGTGGCGCCGATCGGCGACGACAAGATTTTGACGATTCGGGATGCTCTGGTTGCGGACATCAACGCGAGCGTCAAACCACGATCGGCAACCTCGTTCACCGCACAGGCGGCCTACGCGATTTCTGATGACGAGTTGCTCCAAGTGCTGGTGATGGCCGTTGATGAGGTCGAGAGCATCAGCGAGCGAGGGGCCGACGAGATCGTTTATCAGATCGTCGTTTTGGTCCGCAAGTCGGTTGACCGAACGAACGTTGCCGAGATCGACCCGCTGTTGAATCTGGCGAAACTGATCGGGCGGCGATACCAGATCGAAACCGACCTGAGCGAGCACAGCATTGAGACGGCATCCGTTGGGCAGGTTGTCCTTACGGAGAAACGCTGGTTCCCGCTATTCAATCGCTACCTGCTCGAAAATACCGGCTACTTCCACACGGAGCTGCAACTCTTCTTCCGAGAGTGGGTGGACAGGTGAAATTCGATTTCAGATCCAACTTCGACGAGCAGAAGATTTTGACGCCTGCCGAGAAGGCGGAACGCAAAATCCTAATGGGATTTGGCGGCTACGTCCGCGCGGTGGCGCGGCGATCGATAAAGAAGGGCGGACCGTTCGACAGGAGCTACGACGGTCAGCCGCCCGTCGGCCACGCGAACGAGTTGTACCGCAACTTCCTGGCGTTCGGCTACGACGAAAAGCGGCACGAGGTCAGCATCGGTTCGGCGTTGCTGACCGGGACACGCGGCGACGTTGCTCCGGAGAAGATCGAGTACGGCGGCACGGAGCGCGTGATTGTTGGCAACGGAAAAACCCGTCGCGCGATCGTTGCGAGGTACACGCCACGCCCAGCGATGCGACTGGCCTACGAAGCGGCGGTGAAGAAGTTCCTGCCGCAGTTAATCGAGAACAGCATTACCCCCTGATGAGGGCTTGACATGGCACGTCCACTTGGCACGGAATTTTCCGTAAACGTCAACACCGGCAACTATGCTTCGCCGGCCTGGGCGTTCATTCGCGGGCTCGCTGATTTGAAACTCGACATCGCGCCGGGCGGGATGATTAAGGCTGACGACCGCGCGAGCGATTTCGGCACGGAGATCCCGACCCGCTACAAGATTGAGGTGAACGGAACCGCGTTCTGGAACGGAGGAACCGGCCAGACGGCGTTGCGGAACGCGTTCGTCAACGGCACGGCGCTCGAGCTCGCCATCTTGAACAAAGCCGCCATCGGCAGCGGAAAGGGCGTTCGCGCCGAATGGGCCGTGACGCAGTTTCCGATCGATTTCCCGTTGAGCGACCACCAGAAAATCGCGTTCAAACTGCAGCCGCATGCCGACTACACGCACGCGCCGACGTTCTACACCGACGCCACGCTGGCCGCAGGAACCGCCGAAGCCATCAGCACGAAGAAGCTGGGCACCAGAGCCAGCATCAACACGGCGGCCGGCGCTCCGATCACGCACGCGCAGGACATCAAACTGAGCCTGCAACCAGGCGCCATCATCGAATCGAGCGACCGCGATTCCACCTTTGACGTGGTCAAGCCGTCCCGGTTCAAGGTCGAGGCCGAAGTGTCCTTCCTCTGGAATCCAAGCGACACGCAACTCCTGGCGTTCTACACCGCGGCGACCACCAACGCGGCGATTGAGCTGTTCATCCTGGATGGCCCATACGCCACGACCGGCAGCTGGGGCGTCCACTCCGATTGGGCGGTTTCGAGCTTCCCGATCGATGCGAAGTTGAAAGACGGCCAGATGGTGACCGTGAAACTCGTGCCGCACGGCGACGGCGCGCAGGCGCCGGAGTTCGTGACGATCGCCTGAGCAATCATTAAGCAGCAGCAACCTCAACCCAAGAGAGGTAGTAAATGGAAGCACGCAAATTCACCGACTGCAAGGGCAGGACGTGGGAAATCGAAATCACCTGGACGGCGGCCCAGCGGCTCAAGCGAGAGACCGGCCTCGATATCGATTCGCTCGTTCCCAAGCCAGGTGACGCCAAGGAAGTTTCCTTACAGGCATATCACGACTTCATCACGGACGGGGAGAAGATTTTTCCCGTCATCTGGGCCCTTGTTCGTCCCGAAGCCGAGCGGCTGAACATCACGCAGGACGATTTCGGGGGCGGCTTCAACGGCGAAACGTTCTTGGCTGCCGGTGTCACGTTCACTGCCGCTCTGATCGATTTTTTCCCGAATCACCTCCGCAAGAGCCTGCTGGCGAAGGTGCTGGAGAAGGGGCAGGCGGCGCAGATCGCGGCGGCGAAACGGCTGACGAGGGAACTGGACAAGATCGACCCGGAGAAGGCGGTCAACGACCACATCGACGCAGCCTTGAAGAAATCGTCTGGCGGACTGCTGGAGCCGCAGGAGTTGCCGACCCAGGCCCTTACAGCCTGAGAAAACTGGTCTGGATGGTGCGCGGCCGCGAGGAGTTGGCTTGGGAGCACACGTCGCATTTGATGGCGTTGCTCTTCAACATCAACCGGAGCGAGAAGACGCAGCCACGCGAGCCGCGTGACTTCAACCCGACCATGCAACAGCACAGTCAGCGATCCACTGAGGAAGCGAACGCGGATGCCCTAGAGATAATCGAGCGGGAGGCGGCGCGAATTGGCAAGCAATAAAGCGAGCATTGAGGCCGGCCGCGGCCATGTGACCCTGTCCACGGACAAGTCGCAACTCGTCAAGGGCCTGGAGGAGGCCAAGGCGGGTTTCGAGTCGTGGGGCAAGGGGATCGCTACGCTTGGCGCGTCAATCGCTGCTGCTGGCGCGGCTATCGTCGCTCCGTTCGCCGGCGGGCTGGGTGCGTTTGCTGCCTGGGGTTCGGAGATGCATTCGACCATGCGCCAGACCGGCATGGACTTCGCCGGACTCGATACGCTGATGGACGGCATGGGGGCCAGCGGCGAAGAGATGATTGCGGCGAGCGGGAAGATGGCCGTTTTCCTCAACGAGGCCGCCAGCGGTGCAGCGGGAGCGAATGCGGCGTTGCAGGAGTTGGGCCTGTCGCTGGTCGACCTGCAGCGCATGAGCCGCAGCGATCAAATGTTGGCGATTGCCGACGGTCTGAGCAAGATCGGCGACGCGAACCAGCGTATCGCACTGACGCGGCAGATTCTCGGCAAGACGGCCGGATCGTTGAACCTGGCAGGAGGAGCGGAAGGAATCCGCGCTCGAGCAGCTCGACGTGACGAGGTCGAGGGCCAACTGAGCGAGTCGGATTTGCAGATCGCTCGCGAGTACAACAAGGCGATGCGTGAGATGGGCATGTCCATGACGGGCATCTGGCGTGAGCTTGGCGCGACCATGGCGCCGATCATGACCATGATCTACCGCGGCATGACGAACGCACAGATCGCTGTCCGCAAGTTCCTGGAGGAGAACCGCGGCCTGGCAATGGTCGTGCTACTGGTCGGCGGCGGCCTAATGTGGCTTGGGACGGCGGTGGGAGCGATTTCGATTGCGTTCTATGTGGCGGCAGCGGCATGCAAGGTGCTGATTTTTGCCTTTGGCATTCTCAAGCTGTTCGCCTGGGCGGCAAATGCCGCCATTCATGGGACGTGGCTAGGCCTGGTTGCTCTGGGCGTTATCGGGTTCGCGATTCAGGCGGTCATTGTTGCTACACTCGGGGCAATTATCGTCCTTTTCGTCGGCGTCGTCGCTCGGCTGCTCCACACTCGCGGCATGCTGATCCCAATTTGGAATGGCATCGTGGCGACGTTCTGGGCGGCCTACGAAACTATCAAGACCGTGCTCGGCCTGATCTATTACTCGACCGTCGGCTGGATTGTGGACGCGGTACGGGACGCCTGGGGATTCCTTACGGGCTTCTTCTCGTCTACCTCGGTCGATAGCACGTCGTGGCTGGCACGAATCGGCGAGTGGTTTACCGGCTCGCTCTGGCCGACGGTACAGGACGTGCTCGGCAAGGTGGCGGACGCATTCGACGAAACCTGGAACCATGCGACAGAATTTCTCGGGCCGTTGCTGGACCAAGTGCAGCAGACCGGAGCGGCAATCAAGGACGCGATCGCGGGCGGCGACCTTACGCTGGCATGGGATATCGCGGTTGTGTCGATGCAACTGGCCTGGGCCCGGCTGGTCGGCTTCTTGGAATCGTCCTGGATCACCTGGAAATACACCGCGCTGGACGTGCTCGATACCGTCGGCGAATTCCTTGTCGATACGTTCCGCTCCGTCTGGATGGAAGTCCGGATTATCGCGGTGACGGTGTGGGAGCAGATCAAGGGAGCAGTTTACCCGATCATTTCTCGCATGCTTGCGTCCACGGCTACGGCGCTTGCGGCTTTGCCCGGGCAGGGAGACCAGGCCCAGCGGCTTGAGAGGGCCGCTCGCAACCTGACCACGGCGCCAATGTCGGTGGCGACGATTCGGTTGTTTGCTGAGTCCGACGAGGTGGTTTCTTGGTTCGCGCGACAGGCCGCAATCGCGACCAGGCAGGACGATCTTGCAGCAGCGCGCGAGGCGGAAGCAGTCGGCGCCGGCGAGGAAAACCGTCAGCGCATCCTTGACCTGGAAGGCGACCTCGGCTTGCTGACGGCGCAGGCTGCCGACCTTGCCGGAGCAGGCCGAGCCGTTGCTGCGGTCGCTGGAGAAGAACAGGGGAGAAGCGGGCCCAATGGGTTCGTGGCCGGTGCGTTCTCCGCTGCCCTGATTGCGGGCTTCCTCGGGGCTGCTGGTGGGTCGAGCGAGACGCGCGGGGAACGCGAGGCCCGGGTTGCTCGCGAGCGGCTTGAAGAAATCCTGATTGAGCTGCAGCGGCGGCCGGGAGTGGTGATGGGATGAGTATTTCCACCTACAACGGCATGAAAGTTCGCGAACTTCCCAGGCAGGAGGTTGGCGTCAGCTGGAACGACCCGAGCAGCCGCCGGGAATGGCTGCTGACGGGATCGAGCAGCCGTGACGTAGCTCTTGGTGCTGCTGAGTTGTTCGTGCCTGCAATCGACACCTGCGCGGGCGTGGCGAGGTTTTTCGAGCGGTACGACCTCAAGGAAGAAGGCACCGGCGCCTGGTCGCTGAAGGCCCAATACCGCAAGAATCCAGCCTATTGGGAACTGTCGATCGACACCAGCGGCGGGACGGGCAAGATCCTGCAATCGTTCAACACGGTGAAGGGCTACGACTGCCTGGGCCGCGTGCCGAATGAGGACCCGACCTCTTGGCAACTTAATGGAGCGATCGCGGACTTTCAGCGGGCAATCGGCGTCAACGGCAACAACATCGAAGGCGTCGACGTCGTCATCCCGAAGTTCGATTTCAGCATCAGCTACAAGATGAAGATGTCGACCCTGTCGGCATTGTACCTGATGACGCTCTACGACCTAACCGGCAAGGCAAATCACGCGAAATTCAACCTGTCCTGGAAGGGGCAGACGCTGACGTTTCAGCAGGGCGACCTGCGTTTTCTCGGCGCTCCGTGCAAATTGTCGAGCGACGATAACCTCGACATCACGTTCCGTTTTTCGGCCAGCAAGTCAATTGCGGTCAGCGTCGGCGAAGGCCCCTGGCTGCTTGGTTCGTCCTACGTCGAGGATGATCTTGTTGACGGCACCGACGCCACGGGTACGAAGGACGTCGTATATCGCTGCCTCGTCGGGCACGACGCCGACGCCGACAACGAGCCCCCAAACGCTGCGTATTGGGAGGCAGCGAACATAACGATTGGCGACAGCATCCCGATTTCCAAGCGCGGCTGGGAATACCTTTGGGTGCAGTACGAGGAGCGACTTGACCGCGAAACGAATCGCATGGTTCGCGTTCCGATTGCGGCATACGTCGAGCAAGTTTGCAAGTATGGGAACTTCGGGTTACTTGGAATTTCGTAGTGGTTTCGCCCTGTTTTTCTGGAGGTTTTTCGCATGCGTTTCTTGTCCCTGATCGCTTTGTTTCTCGTGTTCGCTTTCGCGTTCGCCGTCGAGGCCTCCCCGCGTCGTTCCTCGGGAGGTTGTGCCAATGGTCAATGCGAAATGTCCCGGCCGGAAGTCATGCAGCAGCAAGCCGTCCAGGAGGTGCGGTACATCTCCCCGGTCTACGAGCCCCATATCAAGCACGCTCCCGCGATGATGCAATCGTGTGGCGTGCAACAAACCAAACGGCAAGGTCTGATCCGGAAACTGTTCCGACCGTGCCGATAACGACGCTGCTTCCTTGGGGCCGCCGCCTTGCCGAAAGGTGGGGCGGCGGTTTTTGACACCAGGTAAAATTCCGTGGCCGATCCGTTCAAAATACTGTCCGCAGGCGACTCCGTGAAAGCGGGCGATGGTCCGTTCAACACGCAGTGGCACAACGCCGTAAGCGATGCCACGAAGGCCGCCCTGCGCGAAGCCGTCCCGAGCACGGCACCGATTCGGCCAATCGACATTGCTCGCGACAACGAAATTTGGATCGCCAACGTCAGCGAGTCGAACGTTGACCAGTTCACCGCTGTCGGCCTCGGGCAACTCGCGATCCCGCCCGACGACGCTGGCGACTTCCGCGAGCGGCTTTGCTTTTTGTCGGCGCCGCTCGCTGCCGGTCAGCCATTCGGGATTGTCCAGGACCCGATTGGGCCGGGGGAACTGTACGTCTGCAAGACCGCCTCGGGACCTGGAGGCCAACCGCCTCGGTCTGGGTGGATTCGTGTCAAGGGAGATGCCGCAGCGTGGTCCAGCACGACGACCTACGCCATCGGCCAGCAGGTCACCTACGACGGCGAAACATGGATCGCGAAGGCTGCCAGCACGAACCACACGCCGGCCAGCGGCAGCTACTGGCAAATCGCCGGGGCCCATCGCGGCATCTGGGACCGGGACGAAACCTACCTGCCTTCTGCCCTTGTGCTGCTGCCGCAACTCGGGCGCGTGCACATTGCCGGAGTGAGCCGCGCGTTCCTCAACGTGCGCAACACGGAGCACGCCTACGCCGGCATCGAGTCTGGCGAGTTGGTTAGCCAGCGGGCGCCGGGCGTGCTGGCGATTATCTGGCGGGGCGGGATCGGCAGCAATTGGGCAGTGGTCCGATTTTGCTGCGATGAGACGCTGACCACGCCAGACGTGACCGGTACCGGGTCTCTTGACCTTGGGGCAATCGTCCCGGATGCGACGTGCAGCTACCTCTACACGCCGGGCGGCGCTCCGGAGTTCGGAGCGGTCACCATCGCCGGGGTTGGCACCTACACGCCGCCGGCGTTTACCGGGTCCGGCTCGCTGACGCTTGGGGCTGCTGAGAGCGCTGGCGTGTCGCTGTCCTACGACGTTCCGCCGAGCGGTCGGCTCAACCTGGCTGCACTGGTAGCAGACGGCGAAGGGGAAGTGACCACGCCGCCTCGCGGGCGCAGCCGGTTGCGACTTGGGGCGCTGGAGGTTTCCGGCACCGGGGCGGTGACATTCCCGGCGTTCACCGGGTCGGGGTCGCTGACGCTCGGTGCGGTTTTTGTCGAACACGCGCACGCCCATATCAATCGGGTCGTGGCGATCAACGGGGGGACGAAAGAAGAGCAGTTTATTGCTGTCGATAGCGCGGCCGCCGGGAACGACCTGAACGTTTCGACCGCCGCCTCCGCTTACGATCCGCTCAAGGTCTACTACAAGGGCCAAGTCGCGAGCTATGCCGGCTCGACGTATCGGTACATCAACGCGACCCCGGGCGACGGCGTTTTGTTGTCCAACACGAGCTATTGGGAGGACATCACCGGTAAGGGGTTGATCGTAGTCAATGTTCCGCAGGGTTCGTTTACGGCGTTGAGCGGAGACTTCACGCACAACGCGAAACCGGGCGAGACGATCGTTGTCAGCACGGTAGGAGGGACCGCAGGAAACTCGATTATCAACCTGCCAGCGGACACGGACTCAAACGCTTACGGCTATGAGACGGGTCGGCCAGGCGCCGAAGTCGTTATCAAATACGTCGAATGGGACACCGGGACGTACCTGAAAATCACCGGCGCGTGCATCTACGACAGCGGAAACGCCGACCCGTACCACCCGCTCACCATCTACGGCGATTCCGGCTACACGCCCGGGACGGACTTCCTTGAACCGTCCGCGATGGTCTTTCGTTGGACTCAATCGTATTCGCACGCTCCGGTGTGCCGGTGGATTCTTGCGGCCGCCCACAATCTCGTGCGCGAGGACGGCCTGCACGCTGGATCGATCTATTACACGCGGCCGCCGGGTGCGTCTGCGACGACCGCCGGGCTCACCTTCCGTCGAGGATTTTACGCAGGTGGAACCGTCAGCGTAGGAGCCGCCGAGGGCGGAACCGGTCTCGATTCCTCCGGCGTCACCGACGGGCAGATCTTGATCGGCAAGACGAGCGACCACTCCTGGAACCTGGCGACGTTGACTGCCGGAACCGGCATCACGATCACCAACGGCGGCGGGACGATCACGATTGCGGCGACCGGCGGCGGGGGCGGCATCAGCGGGACCGGCACCGACAACCACGTGATGCGGTGGAACGGCACGACGGATGCCCAAGACAGCGGCGTTGTTATCGACGACTCGGACAACGTGACCGGGATGGCATCGCTGACGCTGCCGTACAACACGTTGAAGCTGAAGGACTCCGACGCGAGTCACACGCTTGCAATCGTCAATTCGAGCAACTTGACGGGCAACCGTCAGCTATCGATTGCGACGAACGACGCCGACCGCACGTTGACGTTCACCGGCGACCTCACGATGAGCGGAGCTTACAACCTCACGCTGACGATGACGGGCGCGACGAACGTCACGTTCCCGACGTCCGGCGTGCTGATTAATGAGGCCCGGTTTGACAAGGTTTCCCCGGCGGCGATTCAGAATCTCGCACTGGACGTGTCGGCGTCGGCAGGGGCCTTGACGATCAGCGTCAAGACGAATGCCGGGTCGACCCCGTCGTCTACGGACTATTGCGTAATTCCTTTCCGGTATACGACGACATACGTGGGTTACACGCGCTACCGCAAAATCACGTCGTCCATGTCGTTGACGATCCCCAGCGGCGCGACGCTTGGGACCGCGAACGGTAAAGCGTGCCGGGTGTGGATCGGTGCGGTCGATAGCATGGTCGACGCGGTTCCGGAAACCGGGACGGTCCAGCTTTTCGCGATCAACTGCAACGACGGCGCTGGCACGATCTACCCGCTGCGGGATCACATGCTCGCCAACCCGACCGCGATCGGTACGGGGTCGGACTCCGCGGGTGCGATGTATTCGCCGGCCACTGTGTCCGGCGTGGCTCGCGCGATTCGGATTCTCGGCTATCTGGAATGGCCGAGCGGGCTGAGCACGGCGGGCACGTGGACGTGGGCGAGCAGCAACGAGATCATGCAGATGGCCGCCCCGGGAGTGCCGTTACCCGGCGACGTGGTGCAATCGCCGATTGTCGTGGACGCCACCGGCGCGACTATAACCGGGACGATCCCGGCGGATGACACAATCCCGCAAAACACTGAGGGAGAGCAAATCCTAAGCCTGGCGATCACGCCGACGAGCGCGGCGAACCTGCTCCGGGTGTCGTGCTTCGTGATGTTAACCGTCAACACTACCAACGTCACGCCGACGGCTGCGATATTCCGCGATTCGGGCGCGGATGCTCTTGCGGCGATGTGGCAATATGTGAGCGCATCTGTCGCGTGCGGTTTCCAGCCGTGCTTCGCTTTTGTGCTGGCGGGGTCAACGTCGTCAACCACGTTCAAGGTTCGGGCTGGGGCGAACTCTGGAACGACCTACTACAATCGCCTCGCTGGTCTCCGTTATTTGGGCGGCACAATGATTTCCCATTTGCGAATCGAAGAGGTGCAGGGGTGATTCACACGATTCGCGAACGCGCCCCCGCCTGGCCGCCGGAAGGTGGGCGAACGAGATCCACGATTGCCGGCCTCGTGGTCGATTGGTCGGTGACGCAACCGACCGAAGCGGAAGTGCTGGCGGCGTGGGCGCCATCGGACGCGGACAAGACGGCGGCGACGAAGACCGCGGCGAAGCAGGCTCTGTCAGGCACAAGCCCGGCCGACTTCCGCTTCCGGGCGTTGGCGCGGCTGCTCTATCAAAACGTGCCGGCCCTTCGTAACGCTTTCCCGACCCCGGCAGCGTACCGGCAAGCTATCGCGGCGGCAATCGCGGCGGAAACTAATCCTAACAGTTAGACACCTTTCACATAGGGAGCTTGACGTAGATGAAAATTTCCAACTTGGCACGCTCGGCAGCGGTTGATGCAATCGCTGCCCTGCCCGACGCTGGATCGCCTCCGGGCACGATCGAGATTCGGACCGGATCGGCACCGACTAACACCACGGACGGCGACAGCGGCACGCTGCTGGCGACGTTGACGCTGAGCAACGATTCTTTCGGAGCGGCGTCGAGCGGAGTTGCGACAGCTGCCGCAATCACAAGCGATTCGTCGATTGACGCGACCGGCACGGCCGGCCACTTCCGTATCAAGAACGCGGCGGGAACCGTGATTATGCAGGGGTCGGTAGGCACCAGCGGCGCCGACATCAACTTCGACTCGGTGTCGTTCGTCTCCGGCGGGACGTGCGCAATTTCGTCCCTAACGCTGACAATGCCTGCTGAGTAATTTTCCCGATATGGTCCAATAGGGGGCAAGCCCATGAAGATGAACGCGCCAGCTATCGTTGTGAGCGGAACCGGCTCCGCGACCGTTCCGCCGCTGTCCGTCGAGGCAGCGCAGGAAATCCGCATGCGCGCCGATATGGCCGACGATCCGCAGACCCGCGCCGACGTGGTGCGACTGCTCGCCGAAATCGACCGCTTGAAACGAGGTGCAAATTGAGCGACGAAACCAAGCCGCCCGAGCCGGCGGCAAACCTTCCGGCTCCTGACGTTCCGACGACTCCTGACGGAAAACTTCCCACCGTCCCACCGTGGATGTTGCCGTGGCTCAAGACGGTCCTGACGTGGTTGCTGGTTGGGGGAGCTGGCGGCGCCGGGGGGTACGCCGTCACTCGTTCAACCCAGCCGCCAGCCGATCCGCCCGAGGCAATCGTTGTCCCGGGAGAGGTCAAGGGGGCACCGCTGTCGGCAATCCGGATCACCGCCGTGACCGACGGCACCAAGGTTCGCTGGCGTGCTGTTGATTCCGGCCTGTTGCTGATCGACGGGGCCGACAGCAAGACGCAAACCGTTGTCGCGTGCCGACCGGGAAAATACCGCGTCGAGTGCTGGTCAGCGGTCGCGGGAGAGCCTACGGCAATTTACTTGATCACCGTGACAGTCTCGGGACCTGACCCGGAGCCTATCCCGCCGCCCCCGTTGCCTCCTGTTCCGCCTCCTGGGCCTGATCCGCCGTTGCCGAATCCACCGCACCCGCCGACGCCTCCGGTTGATCCATTCCAAGCCAAATGCCAGGCGGCCTACGACGCTGACACCGCCTCGGCGGCGACCAAACGCGGCCAGCTGTCGTTGATGGTCGGTCTGTATCAGGAGATGACGAAGCACTCGCAGGATGCCACCATCACGACGACGGGCGACATGCTGAGCGATTACCGAAAGGTGGCCGGGTCGATGCTGTCGCCGACCGTGCTGATCGAACTGCGGAAGCTGATCGCGGCCGAGGTCGCAGAGACGTTCGGGACTGAGTCAGCCGCGCTTGATGCGACAATGCGAAGCAAAGCGGTGTCGTTGTGGGATCGGTTGGCGAAAACTTTAGGGGAGGTCAAGTAAATGGACTGGCGCAAATACCTTGCCGTCGTGCTGGCTGCGTTGCCCAAGAACTGGCCGCAGATTCTGGCCTGGCTCGTGATTGCTGCGGTGTCCGCGCTCGCGGCCCGGTACGGCATCTCGACTCCCGACGTTCCGCCGACTCCGGCGCCGGTCTGGGAGCCGCCGGCACACCTCACGCACGGCTGGATCGAAAACCCGGATGAGGTCGAAAAGGTCGAGGGGACACTTGGTTTCCGGACATTTGCGGATACGCCGGCCGGAAAATCTGACGACCCGTTGCCGAAGTCGGTTTTCCTGTGGGACGCTTATAGGAAGAAATTTGGCATGACGCCGCCCGCGAAAAACCAGGGACAGGTTGGATCGTGCGTCTCGTTCGGCACGAACAACGCAATCGCGCGAACCATGATAGTTGCCATCGTCATGCTTGGGGACAATTTCGATTTCCGGGACATCGCCGAAGAAGTGACCTACGCCGGCTCGCGCGTGCAGGTGGGCAAAGGGAAAATCAGCGGGGACGGGTCGGTAGGCGCATGGGCCGCGGAGTTCGTTCAAAAATGGGGCGTGGTGTCTCGCGAAAAGCAGGGCACGAACGACCTGACGACCTACAGCGAATCACGCTGCCGATCGTGGGGAAGGTCCGGTGTTCCTGCTGACTTGCAGGACGTGGCCAAACAACACCCCGTCAAGGCAATCACGCTGGTCAAGACCTGGGACAGCGCGAAGAAAGCTCTCGCGAGCGGCTACGGGATTGCGGTCTGTTCAAGCCAGGGCTTTTCGATGACGCGCGACGCAAACGGCGTTGCGAAACCGCAGGGGAGCTGGGCCCATTGCATGTGCTTGGACGGCTACTATGTAGACGGCGTGAACGAGTACGGGCATATCGAAAACTCCTGGGGACCAGACTCGCATAAAGGCCCTGTCGGCTGGGGCAACCCGTCCACGGCTGGATTCTGGGCTGACTCGAAAACGATATCGCGAATGTTGGCCGAGGGGGACAGCTGGGCTTTCAGTAACGTACTCGGCTTCCCGTCGCGCAAACTCGATTGGTTCGTCCGTGCTGCTCCGCGTCGAAACGATTTCACCACCACATTTGGAAAGGAGATCGATTATGCGATGGCTCCGTGACCTGTTCGCCCTTGCTCTGGTGCTCGCTCTGGTTCAATCGTCGCTGGCTGATGACGTCGTATCTGCGTCGAGGGCGAAGGCCGCGTTGGCAATCGCCAAGGCTTCGCGGGAACGTGCCGAGGTTGCTGTCGCCAAGGAAAAGGCCGCGGCCGCCCTGATCCGCTGTCAGCACGAGCGAGAGACGCATGGCTACTCGCATGACCTGGACGCCGCCGGAGCGAAGGCAAAAGCCGACGGCAAGCCGCTGTTCGTCTGGGTCGGCATGACGTGCGACGTGGATATCCGCAAGGAGTTTTCCGGAGCCGTCCACGTCCACCTGTCGACGCTGAACGGCGACAGCACGCCGCGACTTGTGGTCGGCAATCACCTGCAATCCTGGCGGCTGCCGAAAGCGGAACTCGGAGCGGCAGCCGTCCCGAGGATTCGCGAGCTGCTGGGCATGCTTGCCTACCGTCCGCAATCCGCTTTGACCGTGCGTGCTGCGGTGTGTCTGCGTGGCTGACGATAGGTCTGTTTTCCCGGTCGGGGATTTTCACTATGCGCCCGAATGTGCCCGAGGACAAACTGCCGGCCTACGTTTACGCCTCCGCCAGCGCTGCGAGGATGCTGGCGATTGACCTATGGACGCTTCCGGCAGCCGATCGGGACCGCGTTATTCTTGCAGCGCTCGACGCTCTCCCGGTTCTGCCGGAAGGCGTCGAGCGCGATTTGCAGGACGTCAACGAGAACGACTATTTCGAGATTTTCGAGGCTGCCCGGTCCGAACTCATGCACATCTGGAACGCTCGGCACGCCGATAGCTTGCCGGATTAGTCATCGTTTTACCGGGCCGAACACGTCGGCGCCGATCACCGCGTTCCACATCTTCTTTAACGCTGCCGTTGCCGTTTCTGACAGAAACGCAGATGATTTTCCATCGTTGGGGCTGCCAAGAAAATAGATCTCCATTGTTTCCCATGACTCACCGAGACTCGCTTCTCGCCACGCCTTCATTTCTGATTCAAGCAGTAGTCCGGCAGCGCACCGCAAAGATATTTTCTTGTCGTTCACTAATTGGCTAGGGCTCCATTCGCAGTAAACAAGAACCGGAATTGCCGACACGTCATATAGCCGACAATCAATACGCTCAGCGTGCAGTGACCAATACGGCCCGCATGCTTGCGGCAATTCATTGACTGATTCAATCACTTCGTTAGCGGCGTCTTCGGAATAAGGACAGGTGATGAATGCGTTTCGCAACTTTACATAATGATCGAGCCCACGATAGCCAACTTCTTCGCATGGTTCAATTTGTGGGCAACCTTGGTAAAGTTGATTCATCACCAACGGATGCCATGACGGGTAAGTATCGATAAAAGGACCGTACTTAGCAACGATCCGAGCGAGTGTGTCAGCAGATATTTCCCGAAATTCATCGGGAATTTTCCCTAGCATGTGATAAGTATCAGTTTTTTCAAGGTCATCAAGATCATCATCAAGATCAATAGCCATTTCATTTGTCCTTTTTGTTGTGCCGCCGTTTTCGCTCGCCGTTGTTGACCACGACGACAGACGGGCGGGAGCGCATTTCGTACTCCAGATTGGCAACCCGGACCAACCCGGGGACCAGAAACAAATCGACCCAATAACCGACTCCGCACAGGCCGCAGGTGCAGAGATAGAGCAGGCCCATGCCGGTGCTTCCCAAGTAGAAGCGGTGTGCCCCGGTGAAGCCGAGGAAGATCAAAAGCAGGTATGCTACCAACGTATCTTTCATGGGCGGTACTCCTGATTGATTGCCAACGTCATGCGGATTTTGACTTACGCGATTTCACCTTGCCGGTCTTTTTCCCTACTACCTTTTTGCCAGTGGACGCGACCGGGCCGAACGTGCAACCGTCGAACTCCGTCGTGAGCACTCCCAACGCCGCACAGATCGCCTGAACAGCGTCGAAGCCCGGCATCTGCTCCCCGACTTCCCACCGTCCTATTGATTGCTGCGGACGGCCTGACAGGTCTGCCAGCTGTTGCTGGCTCAGCCCCTGGGACACACGCAGTTTACGAAGCTGTTCGCCGAATTTCACCGTGGCTTCCTTTCCGGAACAATTTTCACTTTTCTGGTATTTTAACTCGAATTCGGGTTGACTTCTACCCGAAAACGGGTACTATTAAAAGTGTAGTCAGCAACAAACATGAAGTCAACACGAAAAGGGAGCGAACATGAGAACGAACAACGAAACGAAAACGCTGGCGGAATTCCTTGCCGAACGGGACATTTGCCGAGTGTGGTGGGCCGGTCATGGAAGCCCAGCCGGCGTAGAAATGGTTTTGAACGAAGACGCCGCGGACGACGATTATTGCAGCGAACAAGACCTACTCGATCTTCCGTTTGTTCAGGATGGGATGGACATACCCGGAGAGGTCTCCACTGACGCTGATGGTGAATCTCGGTGGGATCCGGTAGCTCCCCGCGAAAAGACTCTCCGCGATTTCAACGGAAACACTATCAACCGTCTTGTCGTTTGGGCGGAATAGCATCAACCCAGGTGGACAACAGAGTAAGCCGAAACGTGCTGATATCGAACAAGAAAAAGGAACTCCCATGCGAATCGTCTACCTGACCCTGTTTGCGTTGCCGACCATTGCCGTGTGCTCGCTGACGTTTGGCGTGAGTCTGGTCGTGGTGCTCGATCACTGCGGCGTCGACAGACAGATCACCGATCCAGTTGCCTGGGTCTCCGTGGGAGCTGCGTTTGTCATTGGCGTTGACATGCTGCGTGAGGTGGCTAGCCGGTCGTGAACGAAGTGACGTACACCGAGGAGGAAATTTAGTGACCACGAGGGAGGATTGAGAAAATGTCACCTACCTACAACCGAAGAAGAGGGCACAGGCCCAGGCTGATTTCGATCCGCCTGGGCCGTGTCATTTGACCCTACGCGAGCTGGAGCAGGCCCTTCTTTTCGGCATCTTTCAGCAGGTCATTGAGCCGCTGCATCTTCTTCCACGTCGGATGGCTGATCCCTTTTTCCCACTTCCACACGCAATCCTCAGACACGCCGAGCTTGGCTGCGAACTCCGCGCCGGTCAGGACGAGCGCCAATCGTATCTCCCTGATTTGTTTGTTGTCGAGCATTACCAAGGTAGATATTCCGGTCTTTTCGGCCTCCTTGAGGATGGCATTGAGCCGCTGCATTTTTTCCCAAGTTGGATGCCCGATGCCTTTTTCCCATTTCCATATGCAGGCTTCCGACACGTCGAGTTTGGCTGCAAAATCTGCTGCGGTCAGGCCAAGAGCCAAACGAAGATTCCTAATTTTCTTGTTGTTCAGCATGACCATAGTATATATTCCGGATAGAATTTTTATCAAAATAATTTGCAAACTGGACTAGAAAATTTTTCCAGTCGGCATTAAATTACCCCTCGTCGTTGATGCGATAAACATCACTCTTTTTGGAGACGGATGCAACGACGGACCGCATCCCAAAGCCGGCCACGATGGCCAGATCGTCCAACCGTGTAGGTTGGCAGTGGCGTGCGGCGGCAACTAATTCAGCGCCGCACGTTTTGCCGGGGAAGGTTCACGTCAGCCAATCCTGCATGGCTGGCAACGCAGGTTCGATTCCTGCACCCGGCTCTTCCAATGTCGGGCCGGATTGTTTCCGGCAGGTCGCTGCATTCATTGGGCGAACCGTTGGCGGCCACCGACATTGGGAAAAACAATTGGGCGTTGAGGGGCTCGAACCCCCGACCTGCTGCGTGTCGAGCAGCCGCTCTAGCCATCTGAGCTAAACGCCCCCAAAGGTCTTCAAAAGCGAGGTCAAGTATGGACGCGAAACCAGCACGTCGCGGTCGGAAAAATCGTCAATCTGAACTCCCCCAGCGTGTCGATACGGTGGACACCGGCAAAACGGTGGACATGTGCCAGCACTGTGGGAAGGTGGAGAGCAGCAGGCCAAGACGGCTTTGCTGGTCCTGCTTCTACAAGGACGGGGTTCGCGAACAGTACAAGACCCGGAAAAATCAGTTTTCTGCCGAAGAACGCGGTTCTACGGTCAAGGTTCCACCGCTGCCGCAGCCGACACATCACCTGCCTGGAACCGAAGCGAAGTTCCTTGTTCTGGTCGATCGTGCGTCGTCCGGGTATCAGCTTTTCCACCCGTACGACGCAAAGCGCGATCTTGTCGGCGACAGCATCGCAGCAAAGAGAGGCTCATTTCCGATCGCGGCTGATCCCAGTGGCGACGTCGGAGATGAATGCGACCCGCTGCCCTACGTGCCGCGCGTAGACTCCCTCGACCATCGCCGCGCTACTGTGGCCGAGTGCATGAGCTACCTGAGAGGATCCAAAGCCCGCCTCGATCGCATCGCAAGCGTAGGTGTGCCTGAGGCAATAGGCGCTGACTCGGCGCTCGACACCGCAGTCGAGGCCGATGCGGGCAGCCAACCTCCTGATGTGATGGCAGAAGCTGTCCTTGAGCCATGGGTTGCCGTCGGCGTTGACGAAAACTCGGTCGGACTTGCTGATCCGCTTGAGCGCGAGCAGCAGGCGGACGGTGAGCATGTCGAGTCCGACGATCCGCGGCCTGCCTGTCCGGCGCACCGTCTTGTGCTTGGCGAGGACGAGGTGCGGGTTCTTGCCGACGAGCCGGCAGCTATCCCAAGTAAGCTCCCGCATCTCGCAGGTTCGGCAACCTGTCCGGTACAGGAACAGCAACGCCCACTTGACCTCCGGGCGCGCCCATTCCAGCAGCGTCCGGAACTCGTCGTGGGTGGCCGGGCGCCTCGTCTCGGCGATCATGCCGCGCAGGGCCCTTGGGCTGCTGTAGGGGCACGTCGGGATAATCTCTTCGTCACGGGCCCAACGGAAGCACGACAGCACGCTGGACACCGCTCGCCGCTTGGTATTCACAGCTTTCCATTTCGGATGAGCTGCCAGAAACTCTGTCAAATCATGCTGTCGAAGCTGCGAAACTGGCCGGTCTCCAAACTGCTTGCAAAAATCTGCGAGATCGGAGCAGTAGGTATCCCCTACCGCTGGTGTGAGGTCTCCGCGTTCAATCCTTCGTTCGATGTTAGCAAGGTAAATCGTTACGACGTCAAGGACGGTCTGCGATCCATTCTGCATGGCTTACTCCTGAGAAAATTAGACAGTGGTTAGAGAGAGGTGAACCACATCAACACTCTACACGCGCAGTCAAGACTTACGTTTCATTCAGATGCGAAAATTCAGCATGGAGGTTTAAGAGATGCTGGTCATAGGACGCAAAACCGGAGAGGAAATCATAATCCGCATTGGTGGAGGAGACTCCATCCGGATCACCGTCGAGCAGCTTTTTGACAAGCGTGTCCGACTCGGTTTCCGTGCCCCGGAGCATATCCAGATCAACCGATTGGAACTGGACAAGTTGAAGTTCCCCGAGGACTACGGCGGGCAAAAGTGAACTACGACAACTGGCTGTTGAGCGGTCCAGGTGGGCCGTATGACTGCTCGGAACCGGACTACTGCATCGTGTGCGGCGGTGACGGTTGCGAGGAATGCCATGAGGAGGAGGACGTGTTGGCTATCCACAGTTTTTTTCAGGATCGCGACCCGCAAGCGAGGGTCACAGACCACACCGCGTTGAAGGTTGGCGATACCGTTGCCGTCGTCGAGATCGACGTTGACGGCAACAAGATCATGCTGTTCATGAGGTCCGCCGAATCGGTGATATCGCTCGCCGCAAAGCTGCAGCAATCGGCTGATGAGTTCACTAAGTCCGCATACCTAAGGAGACATACTTGTGAAAACGCTCCCAAATGATCCGGCTAAAGGCATGACGAAGCGAGAATATTTCGCGGTGACCATCGCGGCAGGGTTGGCTGTTAGTCCGGCTTACGTTACGTTTGATCCGCACGCAGTCGCTTACGATGCAATCGAGATTGCCGACGCTCTTCTTGAGATGCTCGCGGAACCAAGCGTCGAGGACAAGCGCGAGGCCGAGCGGACGAACGACTAAGGACGTTTCATTACGCAAACCCAAGGAGTATCTATGCGGAATTTGAAGCCAGGATTGTTTCCAAACATGCCGTTCATCGACTATCTGAAATGGCCGATCCCAAGCCAGTCGACGCTCAAGCACGGTCGCGAATCGATGGCGCACCTGAAGGCAGCAATCGACGGAGAGAGAATTATTGAGCCGACGGACGACATGATTCTAGGCACGACTTTGCACGCGGCGTTTTTGGAACCTGATGAGACGGAAGGAAGAATTGCCGTGTGGTATGGCGGCCGGAGGTATGGCAAGGAATGGACGCTGTTCAGCGAGGCGAACAGCGGCAAGATAATTATCACGGACGCTCAGGAGTACAAACTCGCTGGCATGCTGCGATCGCTTCGACGGTGCAAGTTGGTCACTGATTTAATGAACAAAGTTGACGTGGAACTAAGTGCCATTGGCGACTTCCACGGCTGGCTCATGAAGGCTCGTTGCGATGCTCTCGCAAAAGATGTCATCGTCGATTTGAAGAAGGTCCGCACGGCCGACCCGCGAAAGTTCACCTACGCGGCAATCGATTACGGCTACCACATCCAGGCCGCTGTGTATCGGAAGCTGTTCAGGCGAGATCGGTTCATTCTGGTATGCGTCGAGGAAAGCCCGCCATACGATGTCGTGCCTTACGAATTGTCGCCTGCGTTCGTTCGTGCTGGAGAAGCCGAGGCCGCACGGATCGTTGAGCAGGCAATCGAGTGCGAGAAGACTGGCGTTTGGCCAGGACGATCGGGCGGCGAAATTTGCCAGCTTGAGCCGCCTGAATGGCTGCTTGGTGATGCCCTTGACATGATGGAGATTTGACATGGCCAGCAAAGTTATTCTGGGCGACGAACTGCTCTTCCCGTCGAAATACCTATGCCATGCCGACCTCGGCGGCAACGATTTGACGCTGACAATTGCAAGCATCGGGAAGCAAGATTTGGTGATGAAGGGAGGCGGCAAGAAAACCAAGCCGGTGATTGCGTTCCGTGACCATCCCAAGGAGTTCGTGTTGAACGTCACGAACGCTGAGTCGATCGCTCATCTGTACGGGGTCCGTGCCGAAGGCTGGATCGGCAAGCGCGTGACGTTCTTTCCGACCAAGGCGAAATTCGGCAAGGACATGGTGGACGCGATCCGGGTCCGCGAGCGTGCTCCGAGTGATGCGGCGCCAGCGTCTGCTCCGGCACCCAAGCAAGCCGAGTGGACAGACGACGAGTTGAGGCAGATCGACGCTTGGAAAGACAAGTTGGAAGTCGACGAGTTGACCGAGGAGATGCTGAACGGAGATTTCATTAAATGGTTCCGCGAGATCAAGCCAGGCGACCGGGTCCGCGGGCCGATTTGGACCATGGTCGTCGACGCCGCCGCAAAGTTTTCGATTGCGTTTGACGCCGCCGCGAAAAAATTCGTCCGAAACGCTACCACCTAACCAACGAGGATTGAGTCATGAACATGAAACTGCATCCGGGCCAAGTATCGCTGACGTGCGACACGATCGGCGACCAGGACAACGGAATAGCCAGGCACCTGATCGATGGGGAGATCACGAAGGCAGTCAACGACTTGGAGGACCGAGGTGAGGAGGACGGCAAGCCTCGCAAAATTTCGATCGAGTTGGAGCTGGCGATCGTGAATGGTCTCGTGGTCATGACGGTGGCCGCGCAAGCCAAGCTGCCGGCACGACGCACGCGAAGCACGGCCGGAGAGATGCGCATGGCCGGTAAGAACTGTCACCAGATCGTGTTCCAGCGGTCCAACGCTGACAACCCGAACCAGCCGACGTTCGACGACGTTGGCGAGTAATTTCACCTACCAAAACTGACACCAAAATGGAGGAGTTTTCCAGTGCTGAAAGAATTTGTCGAGGCAATTGGGTCTTTGGCCGTTCAATCGGTTACGCCGCGGGTCGCTGACTTCGACGAGCATAAGACGTGCGCCTACTACGAAAACGGAACGATCCGTTTCCGTGACGCTTTGCCGAAGCCGCGCAACCACGTCGCCTACGACCTTGGCGCCATCATCAATTTCGCGGACCGGTCCGACGTGTCCGCAATCTGGTACAGCCGCAAAGCGGTCGTTTGCGTTGTCGACGACGACTACCGGCGAGACGTCGTGACGCTGACGCTGATGCTTTCCGAGGAAATACTTAAGCTCATCAGCCTGCAGCAGTCCAGGCCATCATTTGACCAGCGGTCATTCCTGACGCTGATGCGCACCGTGTTCACGCCGGCGGCCTTGCCAATGCACCCGTCCCTGATCGGCGACTTGCGCGTGGTCAAATTCGACGCCGCCCAAAGCGCCAACACCGACATCGGCCGCGGCAAGTCGTCCGTAGGCAAGTCAGCAATCGCCAGCGTCGAGGGCTGGGACAAGCTGCCGGAAGTGGTCTCGCTCGAGGTCCCGGTATTTGCCAACCCGTTTTTGACGACGCGGGCAACCGTGCAGTGTGCGCTCGAGGTCAACGAGCAGGAGCAGCGATTCCAGTTGTTCCCGCTGCCGGGCAAGGTCGAGCAGGCGATTGCTGCCGTGGAGCGCGAACTCGGCAAGCTGATTCTTGACGCCGTCGGCGAGGTGGCATCGAACCGCGTCCACTACGGCGAGCCGTAACCGTTACCATCCCAAAACCAAGTCGCTTAACCCAAGGAGAGAAACCGTGAGCGTGAACGAGACCGAGAAAACCAAGCAGGAGCCGCCGGACGAGAGCAAATCGTCGCGCGGCCGAATCGTGGCCGACCCGGAGTTGTTGACCATCGCCAAAATCATGGCGGCACTGAACGAGTTGGCGACCGAGGAAAGCCGCGTGCGGGTCGTGCGGTACCTGGCTAGCCGACTGGATTTCCCGCTGGTCGACGGCAGCAAGTAGTAACAGCGGCAGGAACGACAAACTTTCACCGAGGGCAAACTGTGGACGCATTCTTGACAATTCTGGTCTGGCTCGGCAGCGGGTTCGCTTTCTCAGTCGGCTTCCTGGTCGGAGTGATTATCGCCGGGAGCATGCTGAAGAAGGAAAAGCGGGCCGATCAAATCAGCGAGCGAGTCAACCACCTGCTCGAGCAGCGAAACCAGATCGGCCGTGAGCAAGCGGACGCTCTGAAACGGATCGCCGACAGGGCAGACCAAGGGAGGCTTAATTTTCAGTA